GGACCATGCACTAATAACAGTAGAGTTAACAGATTTACCAATGTCAACCCCAACAGTAATATTGCTTCCTCCCTCGATTCCATACTCATCCAATCTAGTAATTTTGTAATCATCACAACACCTTTTAACTTTTTCTGGACTAAAAACGTTCGCTACAGACTCTACAAACTCACATTCATATTCTGTCCTCCAGTAGATAGAATCTTCTCCCCATTCCGTCATCTTATCTAACATTTCTTCTTCAGTATAAGGTGCAGAATATGCTTCACCCTTTTTTACAGCATCTCTCCATGAATAATGTAATCTAGTAAAAGTATCTGCATAACCATCATCGTATAAGTACCTCCACATATGATTGTCTTTTGACTTTGGAGTTCCAAGATTAATAAATGGTGCTTTATTAGAAACTATAGCAGGCTCTACGTTATCAATGAACAGTTTATCGTCGATGAGTGGAGACTCATCAACTACTAGGAACGTAGGATGTTGTCCCCGTATGGCTTGTCCTTGGTTACTAGGCGCTAACGGAGCTCTTCTCATAACTGTGCCCCCCTTAAGTGTTATGTTGGGCTTATTATGAAACCTATAATTTGCTACTAATCCATTTAAAAAAGTGTTGTCAGCAAAATGTCTATAAACATAATTAAAGATTAAAGCAGCTTGGTCTTCTGTAGGAGCCAGTATAAATACTAAATCTCTAAATCTATTAAAAAACATATATATAGTCACCGCTACTGATAAAGCAAAGGATTTTCCGCTTCCTCGTGGTGCTAAAATTGCTAACTTCTTTTGTTTACCATCATTACGATTCGTCAAACATTCTAAAACTATATCTTCTTGCATGGGTCTCATGCGTAAAGGTCTTTGTTTATTATCAATCAAGTACGCTGTACAAAATGCGCGCACTAGTTTTCTCATCTTTTCTTTGTCATTTCTACATTTGGCAAATACTTTCTCTAATTGAAGTGAATCTATTCCACCTTTACCTGTCAACAGGCTTTTCAGGTGTTTCTCGTTTTTCATCATCTACTAGTTCCTCTAAGAAAGAACCAAATCCTTCTGCATTCTTTTCCATTTCAGTAGGTACTTCTATATTGAGTGCCCTAAACTCTGTGTGAATATCTCTAACTATTTGGTTTCGTTGTCGCAATAGCTCTGTTCTAGCGTTAACATCCCGAATACATACAAGAATTTCTTCCCACAACACATCTTCCAGCGCAAGATTACGTGCCAGAAGTCGGACAAGCTCTTTATGACGTACATATTCTGCCTCTCCAACTCTCTGACGTAATCGAGTCTCGTATTCCTCTACGTTCAAAGACCTTTCCCTTCATCGAGGGCTGCTTTGACTTTAGACTTTACAAGACCAGCTAGCTCATCATCTTTCTCGTCCCAAGCTGTAATTAATACGTTTCGGACTAAAGAATCTTTGATGTGCTTTTGTGCTGTTTCATCTAGCTTTTCAAAAGCTTTCATCTGGGCTTTAGTTAGATTTTTATCTAGCATGTCCATTAACTCTGCTTCGTTGTTCTTAATATATTTAAAAACTAGTTCTTTAACTGCTGGTACAGTATAAGCGATATAACCACCCATACCTAATACTACAGCTACTAATGCCATAAGTAATGGTTCATCCATTATTGCGTCTAACATTCCAGACTCTTCTACAGTTTCTATGAGAGCTGTGATGTTACCATCCTCTGCTGTCTCATTTCCAGCTGTTTCATTTGTTGTGTTGTTCATATGTTGATATCTCCATATTGGGGTACCCACGGTGGCACTTGCGATAAGTAACCTGTGGAGCAATGGCCCTGTGGCGGGTGCCCATACATATTTAGAATGGCTACCTATATAAAGCTTACCATTTAACTTTATTAGCCCAGTAAGCTGCAGACATTTTACCCTTCTTAATATTTTTAGCGTGGCGCGCTTTAAAACTCTTTCTTCGGGCTTTGGACTTAGGGTCCATTTTCTTACCTGCTGTAGTTACTCCCTGTTGACCAAATCTAATTAACTTAGTTTTAGTTCCTACCTTAGCAACAACTACGTGTGACTTCTTGGGATGGTTAGGTGTTCTTTTTGGTTTGTTATAACCTGATACACCTGCTCTAGTTAACTTAGGGTCTTTTTTCTTTTTTGGTGCCATTATTTCCTCTTTTTCTTTACAATGGTTTTTGTTTTACCACTGGATGTTCTTGCATATTTATGCGTTGCAGTTTCACGTATTAAAGTGCCATAGTAGCGTTTACCTTTCCACATCCATGAAACTTTCTTCGCCATCATTTACCTCTTTGTTTCCTTGCTGCAGCTTGTGCTCTCTTAGAAAGTTCACCATAATGAAAAATTCTTTTAGATGACTTTGTATGGGTCTTACCAGAATGTATATGACCATTTGGCATCTTATGTACTTGACCTTTGAATACTTTGCCATCTTTAGTATAGTGTTTTCTCATTAGTACTTCCTCTTCATCTTTTTTGCTTTCTTCTTTTTATATACCATTATTTCGCCCTCCTGACTGCTTTTTTGATTTTCTTAGAATACTTTGCTCTACTACCCACTCCACCTGCTTTACGTTTCTTGCGATTCGTTGCTGCTTTCTGACTTTTGGTTAGTCGAGACCTAACGTTCTTAGGTAGGTAACGACCACGTTTCGATTTAGGTTTCTTTTCGTCACCTTTTGTAACGTAGCCCCATTTTTGCTTACCCCACTTCTTGAGGGATTTCTGGGACTTTTTAAGAGCCATCAGCGGTATCCTCCACCTGCGGCTTTGTATGCACGTGCTAACATTTGAGCTTTACGTGCTGACCATTGACCCGGAGCACCACCCTTACTACCTGCTTTGATTCTATTGAATAGTCTTTTTCTCATTGTAGGCTTGGTGTAGTTACCAGCTTCGTTAACTCTTGATTTAGATTTCTTCTTAGTTGTCCTTCTCTTTGTAGAAGTTTTTCTCTTTGTTGTTCTGCGTGTCTTTTTCCTTGGTGCCATAGTTGCTCCTATTCTTCGTCTTTCTTGATGCTTGCGCTGTTATTAGGTAAGTCTTTAACTTTTTCCAAATAATCTAATGTGTGTAGAGGATTAAATCCTTCTACAGGTTCTCCGCTACCAGCTAGATAGTTATATTGTAACTTCTTCTGGGGCATGTCTTTGTATGATGTAATTGGCTTTTTGTAAGTCATCTCATCAATTTGTGCCTTATCTGGTTTGTCGAACTTCAACATCATATCAGGGTTGTTCTTGTGAAAGTGTTCACCTTTTAATATTTTTTCCATATTTGTTTCTCCTTATTTATTTCTTTGATTCCATTTTGTGTTCTTGTTCTTGTGCTTTAGCTTCTATCATTTGAGCTTGTTTCTGAGCGTGGTCATTATAATCGATAACAGCTTGTGCTTTTACC